TGGGACGCCACAGGCACAACGCCAAAGGGTCAAGAGTGTGTTATCGAAATGAAATTTAGAAATAAATACTATGACACAAAAATACTGGAGAAATTCAAACACGATAAGTTAATTGAAACAGGTAAAGTCGCACTATACTTAGTAAACGACCCTAAAGGAAATTATATGTTCTGGCTAAATAACTTAGAAGGACTAAAGACTAAAGATATCTATTGCCCAGACACAACGCTATGGACAAAGAAAAAAGTTTTAAAGCCTTGTTATCTGTTGGAAGAGCAAGACGCTGCAATAATTAACTTAAATGAAGAACTAGAAATTGGAATATGGGATAGCTATTTTGATATAAAAGAAAAAATAAATAAAAAAAATAGTTAATTATTTGTTTATAATTAAAATAAAGTTGTATATTGCGGTATATTAATAAAACAAACATTATGAAAAAGACAAAAACAGGACTACACATTGAAACTAGAAAGAATCGTATTGAGGTTTATACTAAAAAAGATTTAAAGCAAATGGAAAAAGAACTTAGCGACAAAAGAGAATTAATTATTACAGCTTCAATTATAGCTTTAGCATCTTTATTAGTTACTTTAGGTTTTATAGTTGGAATATCTAGATAATGACTTTACTACAAAAACAATCCTATAATCTTTGGTTTAACCACATAGCTGATAAGGTTATGGAATGGAGTAAACAAAAACCTGCCAATAAAGAACTAAGAAACTTTATACAGGGAATGACAGAAATAGGTCAATATGTAAACGCTTTAAACGTAGAAAACAGCGTACTAACAAAACGCATAGGAATTATACGAGATGAAAAAAACAAGCAGCTTATAGGCTTGAATAAGCAAATAGAAGATTTAGAAAACAAATTAAAACAATACGAAATATGAATTGGTTAGATAGTTATATAGATGAACCAGATACAAAGACAGAATGTGCTTGTTGTGGTGATGAAACAAATGGGGATTATTATTGTTCAGTTGAATGCTTTAATTTAGATATAGAATGATACTACTAGTAGATGCAGATAGTTTAATCTTTGCTTCTTGTTATAAGAAACGAGAGGACCCAGAAGATGACAAATACTATCGAGATATAGAAGATGCACAAGCAAAGTTTGATGAGCAGTTTATGAGCATAGTTAACAAGCTAGAAGATATGTATCCAGTTGAGCGTGTAATAACGTTTAGCGGTAGTAAGGGAAACTTTAGAAAGCTAATTACAAGTGACTACAAAGCCAATAGGAAAAAGCAAGAGTTACCACCTTTATTAAATAAAATGCACCAATTCGTTAAAGACCAATACGACAGCGTTTGGGGTTATGGAATTGAAACGGATGATATGGTTGCTAGATACTGGCACGAGTTGTCAAACGAGTTAGGGCGTGATAATGTTATGATAGTAAGCATTGACAAAGACTATAAGCAGTTCCCTTGCCTTATGTACAACTATCACTACAAACACAAAGAGGTTTTAGATATAAGCGAGGACGAAGCCTTATACAACTTTTATGAGCAAATGATAATAGGAGATACAGCTGACAACGTAAACTATTTTAAAGGAAAGGGAAAAAAGTTCGCAGAAAAATACTTAGCTGATTGCGATACAAAATATCAATACACTAAAAAGATGTACGAATTATTTAAACAAGAATACAAAGGCAAAGCACGTCAGAAATATGCAGAGTGCTATCACTTATTAAAACTTAGAACAAATGATTAGATTTGTATATGACCTAGACATAGTTATAGAAGCTATGGATAACCAAGACTATAAAGACGCTTTAAAAATGATTAAAGACATACAAGAAGATTTAAGAATATTAGCACTACTATAAAAATAAATTTGTTTATATTTTGTTTATAACAGAAAAAACAATTACATTGCACAATATTAAAATCCAGAACAAAATGAATATTTTAAAAAAAGCAAACGAAATAATAAATGAACGCTCTGAAGAGAAGGAACGTTTATATGGTCCATTTGATGAGGGTATGGAAAGAGCGGCTATGATTGCATCTGGTTGTACTGGTAAAATTTTAACTGCTGAAGATATGTATATGTGTCTTGTAGCTTTAAAACTATCTAGACAATCTTATAATCATAAAGAAGATAATTTACTAGATGCTGCTGCTTATATAGGGGCATTAAATAATTACGAAAACAATAAATTGTAAATTATGAAAAAAACAAACTTTAAAACAGCGAGTGATGTTTATGATTATTATTTACATTTAATACAAAAATATGGAGTTGATTTCGGTGACACTAAAGCTTTGTTTAATGTGGGTTTTACAATATTAAATCCTACAGATAAAGTTATTAATAACAAAAACCGCAAGTGGAACGCTGAGTATGCGGAAGCTGAATGGCAATGGTATTTATCCGGTGATCCTAGCGTTAAAAAACTAGGTGATATATACGGTAAAGTACCTCATATATGGAAACGTATGGCTGATAGTTTAGGTAATGTAAGATCTAATTACGGCTGGCAATGGCAGAGGCAAAATCAAATAGACAAGGTTGTGGCAATGCTAAAAGACAACCCGCAAACTAGACAAGCAGCAATAAGTATATATGACGGTAAGGAAATTGATACATACAGAAACGATACACCTTGCACGTATGCTGTTCAGTTTACTGTAATAGACAATAAGCTTAATATGTCTGTTTATATGCGTTCTAATGATCTCTGGTACGGCTTCTGCAACGATCAGTATCAATTTGCATCATTGCAAGAATTAATTGCAGAAAGGACAGGATATGAAGTTGGTACCTACTACCATCACGCGCACAACTTGCATTTATATAATAATAAATTATAATAATATGTTTTATATTTACCACATTGAAGGGAAAAAAGTAGGTTGTACAAATAATCCATTTAAAAGAGTTACACAACAGCAAGGATATTATGATTATAAAATATTGGCTAAAACAAATTGTATAGACAAAGCATCTTTATTAGAATTAGAATGGCAAAAAAAACTAGGTTATAAAAAAGATATAAGAACGTATAAAGAAACTATTAATAATTTTAAAACAAAAAAAATGATACACGTAACAAATCAAACAATTACATTTAAAAAAACATTTAATAACAAATTAGAAGGCTTTGAATTCCCCTCTTTTATAGAGGTTGATGATTATATTATAGAAGTTAATAATGAAATAAAAGAATTTTTAATTAATAACAATTTTAAATCTAAGCACAGCGAAGAGAGATATATATATATACAATCTTTAAAAAATTATTGGGACGTTGTTAATAAACCTAAAAATAATATTGAAATATTTAATAATATAAGACAGTGGGCTAAAGAACGTGGTATATATGAAAAAGGCAATCCGCAAACACAATACGTTAAACTTATGGAAGAAGCGGGTGAATTAGCACAGGCAATATTAAAAGAAGATATTAATGAGATAGAGGACGCTATTGGAGATATAGTGGTGGTACTAACTAACTTAGCTCATTTGCAAAGTATGAAAATAGAGGACTGTATTGAATCTGCTTATAACGAAATAAAAAATCGTAAGGGTAAAATGCAAAATGGTACATTTGTTAAAAATAAATAAAATTATGAGAGCAACTTATTTACATTACGAAAACGGTAAAGGCTATGACGTTATAGACTTTATAAAAGATTATGAGCTAAACTTCAATAGGGGAAATATAATTAAGTATATTTGCAGAAGCGGAAAGAAAGACGATGAGTTAAAAGACTTAGAAAAAGCAGCAGATTACTTAAGACGTGAGATAGAATACCTAAGAGAGCAGCAACAACAATGGATAGAAAAGAACAAATAGAATACTATAAAGAAATGGAACAACAAGAACTAGAACATCAAGAACAAGTAAGAGGGGTACAAGATGAACCTATAACACATAGACACCTAAGCTATTTAAAATGCGTATTGATAAGCCAATTACTACTAGAAGCAAACGATGACTTAAAAGGAAGCGTAGGGTTTAAGCAGAACGTAAAACTGCAAGTCAATAAGACATCTAAACTACTGGAAGGAATATATCAAGAGGGTTTTAATAATGTTTATAATAACAACCCAGAAATGTGTACCAACGTACTAAACAAAATAGACAGCTTAATGCATAAAATAAAAGTAGCTACTATTGATGAGCTGGTAATGATAGACGCACTAATAGACAACTACTTCCAGAACAAAGAAGAACATAATAAAAACCAAACAGCAGAATTTACTAAACTAGATTAATATGTATATAAATATAGAAATAAGAGATACAGACCGTAAAGACTATTATAAATTCCTTATAAACGGATTAGACTTAGGAACGTGGGAACGCTCAGACCTTAGGCACTTAATAGAAACAATAGACAATAAAATATAAACAATGAGATTAGATATATTAAAAAAAGCAGTAGATAAAAAATTTGGTTTAGACATAGCCACAAGGTCAAGGAAAAGAAAATATGTATATCCAAGAAAAGTATTTTGTAAACTTGCAAGAGATACAAGAGTAACGTTTAGAGAGATAGGGAAAGAAATAAATACACAACACGACCTAGTCGTATTCCACTGTAATACAGTAGACGTTATAGACTACGAGCATAAAGATAAACACGATGAACTAATAGCCGAACTAGGGTTGGTATTTTCAAAGCCTTTCACAGACATACAAAAAGCAAAAATAAAAAAAGAAATAGAACAAATAAACACAAAAGAAACACTAAAGCGTATTAAGTGCATTACAGACGTTATAAGCGAATGGGATATAGAAACAGTACAAGAGTTTAAACAAACACGACTAGACCCATTTAACGCATCATTAAAGACTAGAATAAAGCCAAAGACTATAAAGGAAGTAAAAGGAGCGTTATTAAACAACCGAGTTAAAAACCCTGTACTATGC